TTAGTTTATTCTGGAGATGCTACAACAGGTTGGACTTATAAGGAGAAATAGAATATGGCAAATTACGAAGCAACTAGATATGATTTTGATGGAGCAAACCTTACAGGTATTGAAGGTATTCCAACAGCAACTATTGTGCCGTGGTCAGACTCATCTGTTCCATCTGGATTTTTAGAATGTAATGGTGCAGCAGTTTCAAGAACAACTTACGCAACTTTGTTTGGAATTATTGGAACAACTTACGGTGTAGGTGATGGTTCAACAACTTTCAATGTACCTGATTTACAAGACAACGTACCGGTTGGAAAATCTAATAATAAAGCTTTAGCATCAACTGGTGGAGCAAACACTGTAACATCAACTGGAAACGTTGGTGGATCAACTGCTAATGCTACATTATCAACTGCACAACTCGCATCTCACAGTCACCCAGGTGGTGCTGGTGGAGGTGGAGCTGCTCCTTCTTATCCCCAAATTTCAGTTACACAAAATGCTACAACAGGTTCGGCAGGAAGTGGTAGTGGTCACTCTCACAACATGTCTGCTAACTTTTCAGGTGATGCAACATCAGTTCTTCAACCTTATTTAACAATTATATACATTATAAAAACTTAGGAGAAATTATGGCAAGCAAAGGAAATTGGACAATAGTGTTTGACGACAAGATGATAATTAAAAATTATGCTGAAGGTGCTTCGAACGGAATTGGATATGTTATTTCTGATGATTCTTTTTGGAATCAATCTAAATTTTCAAACATTTGGGCTATTCATTATGGTACTTCTAACACTTCTGATGAAATAGAATATAGAGATGAAACTCCACACTCTAGTTATGTAGATGCAAATTTAGGAGATATTATTCAATTTTCTTCTAAATGGGATGCTGCTCATTTAGAAGAGTTACAAAATAATTGGGATGTAGATGTTATCACTACATATAATGATGATGGAACAGTTGCTTCTACTGAAAGTGAATCTGATCAAATAGCTAGAAAAGGTGCAAGACCTACTTCTTATTCTTCTTAATAAGATTAACGAAATTTAACATAGCATATCTAGGTCCAGCATCTTCATTCCATTGAAGAGACGAATGATATATAAGAGGATCAAATATAATTGCTCTATTTTCTTTAAAACCTATATGTGTGTTTAATTGATAGTTATTATCAATTTTATCGTAAAAACCAGTCCCGTTGTTAATTGTAGGATTCCCTTTTAAATAAACTAAGCAATTAAATTCATAAAGAAAATCACAATGAGGTTTTGCTTCAGAGTGTTTTGTTGTTAATACATACTGAGAATTTATGTCCGTGCATTTTAGATTAAACAACTTTCTTAAATTTTTCATAGTTAATTGAGCTATGTGATGAGTTGGATTTAATTTAATTTGAAAATATTCTTTACCATAAACATTTCCATAATCAGCCATTCTATTCGTAAAATTATTTGTCATTAATTCATAATGAATTGAATTTAATGTTTTTTTATCAAAAAAATTATCTTCAACAATAATTCTTTTATTTATTTGCTTCATTTATCTTAACATCATCCAAGAAGTTAATATGTATTTTTTACCTGATAAAGGTGGATTTCCTCTATGAAGATATGGAAAAGATGATGGCCAAATAACTATTCTACCTGTTTTAGGTTTTACTCTTTTTGAAAAATGTAGAAATTCTGTTTCTCCTCCTTCCTCTACGTCATTTAAATATATAGAAAAAACAAATGCTCTTGGTTCATTATGATAACCTGGGCCATGTTCTATATGCCATGTGTGATAGCCTTCAGTAGGTAATGTTTTTTGTATTTTTAAATTTGTATAGTGAAAAGAGGGAACTCCAAAAACATCTTCAGCACCTGTATTTTTTATATAGTGCTTAAAAGCAACGTCAAAATTAAACATCATTGGTTTTAATTCATCCCACCAAATATCTATATTACTTTGGTTTGCAAAATATGCTTGATCTTGCATTTCAGTTATTGGTTTGTTTTGTGAACCAATTCTATTTACTGTTTTATTAAATTTATCTTGATCTTCAAACATTTGTATGGCTTTATTACATTCCTCTAGTGTGATGTAATTATCATAAACTCCAATAAAATTGTTTATATTAACTGTTTTTTCCATTTATTCTCCTATATTAGTTTTTTGTTTCCATTTCAATTTCTCTTTTTCTATTATTTCTTTATCTTTTGTTTCAGCACCGGTTGAATAGTCAACACTTTTTAAAAATTTATCGTAAGCGTGATGAGTAAAAGGACCATTTTGATCTACATAATGTACAAACATTTGAGCCATTCCTTCTCCTTTATATATTCCAGGACGCCAATGATCTTGTATACAACCAGCATATAACAATCCTTCTCCTTCTTCTAATTCATATGTTTGTCCTTCTATTACAATCGGCCAGTTATCATATTTTTTAATACAAGCTGTTACAGATACTTCACAAGAAGGTCTATCAATATGTTTAGCTAGTTTACCTCCGAACACATAATATCTCCAATATGAAAACGTAGGAAATAATTTTAAACTTGATTCTTTTTCTACCAAAGGTAGTTTTATATCTAACAAACCCATCATTAAAGGATCATAATAAAAAGAAGGAGAATCTGTTTGTTTATCTCCCTTATAATTATTAAAATCTAATTTGTTGTAGCAATACTTTTGAAGCATTTTTAATTCATCTTTTGAAAGAAAATTTTTAATTAACTTAAATTCTACTGTAGCCATGCTGCTATACTATACCTTTTTCCCTTTTTAATAGGTTTAATTAAATGAGGATATAAAAAATTACTAGGAAAAAATACAACAGATCCTTTACCTAGTCTTAATGATTTAATTTCTTTACCTGTTTGATCAGTAAAAGATAGTTCTCCACCTTCATAGTCATTGTTTAAATTAAGAATAACACTAAGATTTCTAGGTAGTTCACGAGCATAGTCTATGTGTATGTTGTATTTACCACCAGAATTATATTTTAATAAATCTATTTGATGTATTTTTGTAGCATTTATCATAGGAAACTTACTTTTATAAAAAACAAAAAGTCTTTCTATTTCTGTTTTTATATAGTTCCAATAAAAAATATTTGTAGGAGTATCAAAATTTAAAGAGTAACCTTTTACATTTCTAATTTCTTTATCTACTTGATTAGAAATAAATAAAGGATTTTTGGCTTTTTTATTTATTAAAGATATAGTTCTTTTGATAAAATGAGGATTTACTATATTCTTTAATTCTACAATTGCTTCTAGATAATTCATTATACTTATTTTTTCATAAATAATTGCACAGAAATTCTAGGTATTAAAGGGCTTAAAATAGCATTAACTTTATGCTCGAAAGGTGATTTAACAATAACTAAACTATTGCCAACCACGGGTAACCACCCATGTTCGTTTTCGCAAGTAAACATAAACTCTCCTCCCCACTGTCTATTCCATCTTCTATTTAAATAAAATGTAGCCCCATAATCTGCCCCTGCATCATTGTGCCAATTTATGCCCGAGTCTTTTTCTAAATAATGAATATTAGTATTCATATCTATATCATGAGGAACTGAAAAAAATTTATTTTTTTTAATTAAATTTTTTAATATTTCAAAAGGAGGGTAATTAAAAACTCCTACTCTTTGGGGCATAGTTTTAACGTTATTATATAAAATTTTATTCCATTCTTTTTCAACAGAATGTAAATTTATATTTTTACGTTCTTTAAAGATAGCCTTATGAATAACTTTGTAGTTTTCTTGATCTAAAAAATTATGAATCCACCATAGTTTGTCTGGTATTAAATAAGCTAATCTCATTATATTGTGACTTTCATTCTCTAAAAAATTAATATATAATCTACTATATGCTACAAAAATTAAATTTCAAGCCTGGTTTTAACAAGATGGTCACAGATTCAGGAGCCGAATCTCAATGGGTTGATGGTGATTTTGTTAGATTTAGATATGGATTACCTGAAAAAATAGGTGGTTGGAATCAATTGACTATACAATATAAAACATTACCTGGTGTGGCACGTGCACAGCATGCATGGACATCTTTAGCAGGTGAAAAGTACACAGCTATTGGTACCTCACAAGGTTTATTTTTATACTATGGTGAAGACTTTTATGACATCACACCTTTAGATACAGCAATCACTGGAGCTGACTTTGATGCTTCAACCGGTTCACCAACCGTTACAGTCAATAAAACTTCACATGGTTTATCTGATGGAAGATATGTAACATTTTCATCTGTTACGGTTCCAACAGGCTCGGGTTATGCAACATCTGATTTTGAAGACAATACTTTTGAAGTATTAAATTCAACAGATAATACTTTTGAGATTACGATGCCATCTAACTCAGCAGCCACAACTTCTGGAACTGGGTCTGCAGAAATTGATCCTTATGTAATTGTTGGTCCTACATTTCAAACTGCAGGTTATGGTTGGGGAACAGATACATATAGTGCATCAACC